AAACTTCGCCGTTCCACTACTAAATTTTTTCTGTGTATTACTAAATCTACCTTGAGGAACAAGTATTGTTGCAGGGTATGTAATATAAGTCTTTGCAATAGTAGTTATATCTCCATATTGCAAGTCTGTACCATCAGCTGCAGTATTTGTACCCATTGCCTTTAATTCTGCTACTCTAGCCCAATTCATTGAAGAAGCAGCCATAGATTGTTGAAAGTATTTATTGAAACTTCTTAATCGTGGTCCTGCATATACAGACCCAAAGTTTGTATTGACCGTTCTAAAGTTATAAAACGGTTTAAACTGAAACGAGAAAGCAATCTTTGTTCTATGTAAAGTTAAATCTCTTGTATCTGTTGCAAAAGGCGATTTTGCACTTTGTACAACATCAGCTGCGATACCTAGTTGTAATGCGTTAGAACCACTTGCTCTTAATGTAGTACCATCATCTACGGTACCTAATCTTCTTCCAAAGATTGTACCAAACAATGTATTCAATACAGAAATAAATGGACTTGCCACAATACCAGTAACCCGTCCAACAACAGGCATTCTATTTTTTGCATTAAGTCTACTTTCAATGTTTACTTGTGCAGTAAAGTAGAAACCAGCAGGGTGCATTGTCTTTTTAAATGCGTCTCTCCATAAGTCAATTGTACGACCTACTTTAATTACATACGAGAAGTCCTGATAGTATAAACTATCTTGTACTTTCATTGTTGTTTCTGATAAGTGACCATCTTCTGAAATATATTTACCTTCACTTGTAGAAGTACCTACAACTTCAACCGTTGCAGTTGCTAAATCTGTTTTTGCCATTAGACCGGTAACACCTGAAATACTACCTGTCATTACTTCGTGTCCAACAAATGCACCTGTAATATCTTTTAATCTTAATAGACCTCTACTACTATCCCAAGATAAAACTACACCAGTATTACTTGATGTGCCACCAGTAATCGTTTCTCCTGCAACATAATTACCTGTATGACCTAATATAAGAATTGCTTGTGGTAATTTAACCGTTGGTGGAGATGGACTTAAATCGTGTTTAAGACCAGATTCAATTGTAGTAATACCTAAAAGTTTTCCAATTTCAGTTCCATATGCGTATATCTCAGCAGATAAACCATTATCACTTGTAACCGTAACCGTAGGTAAACTTGTATAACCTGAACCACTTTTAATTAATCTAATATCTGTAATATCACCAAGACCACTTTCTAAAACTATTTTATCACCAGGGTTGATGTCATTCTTACTTGTTGCGTCTTCAAATACGATATGGTCATAACCACTACCACTCTCACCTGCTATCGCACCGTTAACTACAGCAACTTCTGCTACAGCACCAGCACCGTTTGTGTTTGCGTTATTGAAAACAAGTTGGTCTCCAATTTGATATTGTGAACCGTTTGCATTAATATAAAATTCTGAAATACCACCTGCACCTATTTCACCAACTTGGCAGTTTGCACCACCACCGCCACCTACTAAATCAACTTGTTCGTTATTTGTGAAAAGTGAACCATCATTAGTAATTGTAAATTTACCAGGTATACCGGTAACATCTGATTTAATATATAAGTCATCTGTATCACTTGCAGTACCTCTAATAGTTTCACCAACTTGGAATGTGCCTGTAATACTTTCTTGGTTTAATAAAAATTCTGATACGACTTCACTTGATATTTGGAAACGAGATATGTTTTCTACAATTGCAGTTGCACCAGAAGTTATACCTGTAATTTGTCTACCAAGTAATTTACCTGTATCACCGATTGAGTTAATACATCTTAATATTGTGTTTGATGTAAACTCACCATCTGATACTCTAAGCATTTGTTCTTTAGGATAAAATGTTTCAGAAGCAATACCAAATAGTAATCTAAAAAATAATTCGTGTCCTTTTGCAGTACCTTTAGTACGATATAAAGATTTTACTCTTTTAATTAATTCTCTTTTGTTTAGACCATCTGTTAAATTTTCTGGTATAGTAGATAATACTTCATTTCTAAATTGTGATAAGAAGTGTGAGATAACTTTATCAGGATCTCTAAACGATAATAAGTCTTGTATTGTTTTTACTGGATTAGGTCTATACTTTCCTGATACACCAGACGCACCAGAAGAAACTCCAGTGACCGTTTCACCTTCTATAAATTTATCTTCTGCTGTAATGAATAATCTTCCGTTTATTAAATCTTCTGTAAGTATTACTGCTGTCGCATTAGAAGTTTCACCTTTAATAGTTTCACCAGTTGTGAATTTACCAAATGATGATTGTTCTTGTAAGATTTTAGAACCTGCGTCTATTTGAGTTGCTTCTGAACCAAGTCTACTTGCGTCTAATAATAAAGTATTAGATTGACCTGTTTCTGTTTCAAGTAATATACCATCTGTTGATTGAGAAGATGAAATAGAAAGCTCAGCGGCTTCCATTAATTGAAAATAAGTTTTTACAAACTCTAAAAATTTAGGATGCTCTTCAATTACAAAATCAGGTACTTGACCTTGTAAAAGGTTTGTAATTTTTTTATTAAACTTCATTTAATTAATATGCTGAAGTAGTAGTATAACCAACACCGGCATCCGAGCTTCCGCCAACAAAGGAATCCTTCTCAACCAAAATTGTTGAATTAGGAATATCTAACTCTAAAATTTGGTCTCTAACAGGAACAATGTCATTTGAAGCAGGTTGCACGGTCAGTTCTATTACCGTTGAAGCACTCCCTCTTATATTTGAAATTTCTGTAATCTGTAGTGAATTAATTGTAATTTCACCATTCGTGTAATTAATCGTACCTTGCGTTGAGTTAGTATAAACTCTAGTTGCACCTGATAGATAATATCTTCTTATGTTACCATTACCGTCATCATCTAAAAATTGTTCGTTAGTGATAGAACCTTGTACTTTAAAACCAGATGATGTAACCACACCACCAGCAGTTGAGTTATGACCAGTATGTGGATTGTAAACAGCGTTTCTAAAGAATACACTATACTTCAAAGATGAATTTAAAGTAGGTATGAATGATTTTCTTATTTTTAATGTTGTTATGTTAGATAGTATACTATTGTCTGTATCGTCAATTAATTTAACGACTTTAGAATGTCTAAACATACTATCAAATTTTTGTAGTGTAGATACATTGTAAGTACCTAATGTATTAATAATATCTGCTTTAATTGTATTGGCGTCTTTTGTTGTTGCTCTTTCATCATACTTTGCAGTTGAATTTATAACTATACTTGTAATTTCAGGATCCACAATAACAGGTGAAACTGAAGCTACATTATATTCTTTTAATTGTTTTACAATATCTGCTTTAGTTTGTGTTGTTAATGAAGAACCGCTCATAGGTTTGATTGCAATTTTTACAATACCATAAACAGGTGTCTCATCATCTTCACCACCCCAAGCACTAACTGATTGTGTATTAGGATAAATTGACATTACTTTTGTTTCGTAATCAGAAGTAGTAACCGCTCTGTCTTGTGCTGTATATTGTAAAGGTGCATTGAAACGAATACTCTCTTTTGTTTCAGGTAGTGAACCACCTTGTGCTTCTGATACGGTCGTAACCGTTATGTTAGAGAAACCACCAATGTTACCTGCAGGATTAAATAAGTTTGCACCATTTGCTTCTAATTTATTGGTTACAATATAATCCATAATAATAATATTACCGTGTTCTAATTTCTTACCAATAATACCGTCACCAAATTTAACTTCAAACTTACCTGTATCTGTTTCTGATAAGAAGTATATTTGACTTTCGTTATTTAAATTTAATAATCCAGAAACGCTTGTGTATGTTTCAGAAGTTGTATCTGTTAAACTTTTTTGTACTTTGATTTGTAATGTAGTAGTATCAGCGTCAATACTAGGTATTAAATATTTTTGGTCTGGGTCTAGTGTGTCAACCGTATATCTAAAGGTTACAGGTGTACCTTCTGAAATTGGTACACTAGAAAATTTGTAAATACCATCAACAGGTGAAGTTGTTGTATCTGTATTAGTAATAAAGTTATAAGTTGTTCCGTCTACAGAAGAAGTAAATACAGAACCTTTGTTCATAGTTAGTGTTGTACCTTTTGCGTCATTAACTACAATGTCAATTGAAGCAGTTGGTGCTTTTGCACTAGAAGGTGTGTAACCTAACATCTTTGCTAATGAAACAATGTTTGCTCTAACATCAGCAGAATCCAAATACATTTCGTTTGCTAACATATTAGCATTGAAACCTAGATAGTGTGTATTGTAAGCAAGTAAATCTAATAATACAGCAAAACCACTACCTTCAAAGTTGTAGTCTGAAAATTCAGGTTGTGATTGTAAGAATACTTTTAAATTTGTTTTTATCTGGTCAAAATCCAGTTCCGTAATATCTAGTTTGGTACTTGCCATTTTTTATTTCCTATTGTGCGTCATAGTAAGTTTTTGATAACTCACCACGCTCTATTGTTTCGCCTGCTTTTCTACATCTGATATAAACTTGTACGGTATCACTCGTACCTGGTTTAGTATATGTTCTAATTCCATTTGCGATTACTGAATTAGCACCGTCTGCTGAATTAGGATATGTGTTTGCAGCCGTAGCAGTATTTTCATATTGCCATATTGAATTACTTCCTGGTACCGTTACCCAAGCCATTATCTTAACCTCTGTAAAAATGTTTCTACAATAATTGGTGATTGAATACCAACAACATAAAAACTGATTTGTAAATGGTATCTATTTGCGTCAATATCTGGAGCCGCAACGATACTTTCTATACTTGCTCTTGGTTCAAAATTAACTAGAACCTCAGCAACTTTTCTTTCTAAATTAAGAGCAGTCAAAGGTGTCATATTTTCAAACAACAATGCTCTTACATCACTACCTATTTCAGGATGAAAAGGTCTCTCATAATGATTTGTCTGTATTAAATTCTTTACACTTCTTTTAACAGCGTCTACATCAACAAGTTTAACCACATCTCCTGTAACCGGATTTCTTGTGAAATCAAGGTCTAAATCAGAATAAATCCTGTTTACTCTTTTCTTACTTGTACTTGCTTTTGAATCGTAGAATGCCATAGTCTTTCCTTTGTACTAATATTTATACACTAACCGGCAAAGACATTTGGACTTCCTGCTGCTACACTCGTACAACCTGAAATACCGTCACCGACACGACCACAACCTTTACCATTTATAAAGACCGTACTTGAACCAGTTGCAATAGGGGCAGCGTGTGCTGGGCAAGGTACACCTGGTAGTAAGTGAGTTGTATTAACATCTCCTTGTCTACTTACTGGTATCCCGTTTGCATTAACATTTGGACTACCAACTGCTCTTGTCATTCCTGAACAATGAGCAACATCAGCGTCTCCTATCCTCGTAACCGCAGGCATTCTCTCTCCATTAATAGTTTTAATTTGTCGTTAAAGGTTTCTATGTAATTATGTTGTTCTTCTGTATGTGGTGGACTAGGATAATTAGGCTCAAAAGATATAACCGCACCTATCTCATTAGGAATTTCATCATATTGAGTATAGATGTGAAGTTTATTGTTAATTTTTACAACAAATTTACCTTCCACTATTTTCCTTGACCTTTATATGCTTTCCAACTTCTTTTTCTACTTTTATTCATTGATGATTTCTTAATCATCTTTTTTCTAACCCCTTGGGAAGACTTTTTTCCCTTAGGTTTATTGTAACCACTCGCACCCTGCTTCTGTAATGCCATAAAATCCTTTTGTTAACTATATTTAGTTGGTTTTTAAAAAGGACACTCAATATTGCCCGCTCTTACTTCAATATTTTGGTTATTTCGCACTCCGTTTTCAATTGATTCGCCAATTTTTTCGTAATCGGGTTGAAATTTACATTTTTCTAATTGAATTGAGCAATTTGTAAGAACAAAAAGCGAACAAATTAAAAAAAAGTAAGAAAAATGTGGTTTTTTTGCAATTTTGCTCATTTTTTGCTTGACATTGATTAATGATTGATGTATTATGTATGTATAAGTTAACAAAAACGAGAGGAAAAAACACTATGAGTACTTTTTTTGCAATGATAACGATACTTTCTGCTGTAATGGCAGTTGGTTCAATTGAAGATTGTGGAGGACATTGTCTAGGACAAGAAAACTGGAAAATGTTTTTTATTTGCTTGACAACAATGATAATATCTGGTATAATAACTCTATTAACACAAAAAGAAGGACAATAATATGACTATGATTACTAAAACTGCCGAAACACTACAAGACGGTATTACAAATATGATGGCTGCTGCCAAAGAAGACTACTTTAGTTGGTCATCTACTGGTAAAGAAAGTATCTCTTCTTATTCTCAACAACAACTTGAAGAGTGGGATTCTAAAATTAAAGTTAAAGAAGGACAAAAGTACATTAAGATTGTACGAGATAATTCTGTCTTTGCTTTTATCTGTAAAACAGATTTTAAACATTTTAAAAAAGGTGATGTATTGAAACCTGCTGGTTACAATGCACCTGCTTTAAATCAACCTAGAGGTAATGTTCTTTCTGGAAACTTTCCAATTAGATGGACAGGACCTTTATATTTAAAATAACCAATAGGAGACTATATTATGACAGCATTGAAATTTAACGATATGAATAAGGTACTTGAATGGATACGAGAACCTTCTCATAAAGAACATCTATACATCTTGGAGGCTGCGATTGCAAAAGCAAATCAGGTATCTTTAGACCAATTTAGTATAGGTACAAAAGTTGTGTTTGGTCGTCCACGAGGTGCAAAGCACTTTGGTGTGATTGTTAAATGCAATCCGAAGAAAGCAGTTGTTATGGAAGAAGGTCGTGGTAAATGGACCGTGCCTTATTCTCTAATGAAACTTGCTTCTTAATATTAACCTTAATTGAAAGAGATAGGATGTTTACTTTTCTTATCGTGTACACAGCAGTTGCCTTATTTGGCTGTGCTGTGTCAGAAGACTTGACCTGTATACCAGGTATTTTCTAATTATGCAAATGGTGTGTAACCTTGTTCGGCAGCTGTAGTATCATCTTCTGATATTATAGTTTTAACTTCTGGACAATAATGTTTCATCATACTTTCAACTCCTTGTTTTAAAGTAAGTTGAGACATTGCACACCCAGCACAACTTCCTGCCATTAATAACTTTAATGTGCCATCTTCATCAAACGAAATAAACTCAATCTTACCATTGTGAGCTGCAACACTAGGTGCTACTTTATCATCTAAATGAAATTTAATTTTTCTAATTGTTTCTTCGTGTGTTTCAGTTGTAGTTGTCATAAAAATTTTCCTATAAATCTTAAAAAATACATTATTGGTATAACCATAAGTGCTGGTCCTATACCTTGGTCAAAAAACATTAAGACAACAGCACCTGCTGTAAATAGATAAAATGCAATAGTCTTCCAATGAAATATTATTGCAAGTAAACCAAGACCTATAATTTTTAGATATTCTTTTATCATTGAGTTGGGTCTTTCATCATCATATCTGGTATCTTATCATCTTGTAAATCTAATTTAACAGGATTGATATTTGCTTGTGGTTGATTATGTTCTAGTACATAGTTACCACTTATACTAATTCTTTCGTATTGTTTCCAATAAGGTGCTACTTGATGTTCTAATGCAGCTGGGAAAACAAACATCAAACCTTTATATGGTTTAACAGCAAAACTATTCATTTGTAATTGAGTTATCTTTTCACCATAATGAAATACTAGTTGACCTGCTGAATTGGCGTTAGTTGTAGGTACGCCTTCTGTAAATATCTTATCATCTATATCACCAAACACAACAAAACTAAAAAGACCACCGTGGTCGTGTAAAGGATTAAAATCACCTGCTTGTTGAAAGTTAATCCATAGTTGTTGTAATCGTAATGCACCCATACCACCAGATTGTCCCATCATCATTTTTGATATGTTAGGCCAACCTTCACCATAGTTAGATTGTAGTATTTCAAAAAATTCAAATACTTTTTGTACGATTGCTTGGTCTGCTTGATTTCTAATTTTGTTATTACCGTTATTAAACGGATAAAGAACGCTAGTTCCTTGCTTCATATTGCCAGCAAGTTGATGTCTATGGTCTAATTTTTTATCGTCTCTTGTACGCTGACCTTCTTCAATCAACATATCAACAATCTTTTCGTCTAGTTCACAACGATAGACTGGTGGACCAAATGGATATAATACTTCGCCATTAATAGACGAGTGAACCATTTGTGGTAATACGGTTTTATCTCTATACTTTGTCATTCTGTTTTCCTTACACACTTATTATACAATAAGTTTAATCTAGTGTCAATATGCTGTGTTCTTTTAATGTGTGTAAAAGAAACTCATTTTTTAATTGTAATAATTTATTTTGTTTTTCTAATATTGCAATCTTCTTATCTAAATCACTTGTTCCTCTTTCATCATCTAATATCATTTGTAATTGTTTCTTTAACAACTCCATTTGATACTGATAATCTTTACTTTCAGGAACACGATTATAGAGGTCTGTTTCTTGTTCTACTCTATCATAATTCATTTTATACTCCAAAACTTTCTCCACAACCACAACTACTTGTTGCGTTGGGATTTTTTAATTCTAAAAATGACCCAAATATCTCCTTACGATATTCTATAGTCATACCTGCTAACATTAATATGCTAGACTTATCAACTAATAATGTAAAGTTATCGTGTAAGATAACCTCATCATTGTTGTCTGCTTCATCTTCAAACTTCCAGTCGTACTTAAAACCAGCACAACCACCACCTTTAACTTCTAAACGAACATATTTTTTGCTATGTTCTTTTGCTAAAGATTGTAAATGTGTTATTGCGTTATCTGTTAAGTTTATTAAATTACTCATATTATTATTTAGGGGAGATTAAACTCCCCCATATCTCTTACCAATTATCGGTAGATTTTATTACTTTATGTCCAAGTACTTTGCCTTTGTTAACACCATTGTTGATAGTGTAACCAGAAGTACCTTTACCATTTATATCCACTTCTATACGAGAAGACGCAAGAGCCTTTTCTTTTCGCTCTATGTCTTTCTTCTTTCTATAAGTGGAGAGTAAATAAGTATGTCTATTCATAACACCCTCCTTGATTAAAGTTAGGTGCGTTCCTTCAGGCGATTGCCTTACTTCCGACCATTGTTGGTTGAACGAATACTAATATTTATACAAGAGACACAGATAAAACTAAACAAAGAGATAACATAGAGATTCGCCCCTATAACTCCGATACAAAGAGTCGCCCTCTCCCTGGTAAGATTAGTCTATGAGTGTTCTCTAAATGTTCTCTATGTTTTTAAATGTGTCGCCACGCTGACTCTATAGCATTCTCTGGAGTTTTCACACACTTATGTATAAGATTGTCAAACGCTAGCGTAAAAAGAAAGTGCTTGACAAGTATCCGACAATGTAGTACAATAGACTTATAATAACCAATGAAAGGAAATACAACACTATGGCGTATTATAATAATGATGATGTAATGCAGAAGTTAGATGAAATCGCTAACGACATAATGAACCTATCTATAAGAGTGAATAAGATAGACGACTCTATCCCGAAAAAAAACTCCGAAAAAAATTCACAAAGTCAAAGCCTAGATAAATCACTAGGATCCACAGAAGACCCTTTGCTAGTTGAAATGTAAAGAACAACCACCATACAGACTTAATAAGTTCTTTGTATGAGCGTCCTCCTGAAGTCGGCCGTTTCTTATATAGGTTAAATATCATAAAATATATTTAGTATAGTCTATTGCATTTATAGATTAAGAGCCAAGACCTGGATATAATAGGCCCTTTTAGCTACAGGTTTTTGAGAAGTCGGTAGGCCTTTTAGTTTAGATTGATTGTCTTGCCGGTCTTTGTGTTATCGCCTGTTACCGTTTCTGTACGAGTACCTGCGATTGTTTCACTATGCGAACCATCTACACTTAGCGTATAGTTACCACCTACTTTGAGGTTGTAATCACCACCTGCATTGACATTGACTTTACCTACTCTGGTCACTACATTGACATCGCCAGTATCTACTTGTATATTAAGGCTTGCATTAGCACCTACTTGTATATCATAGTGGTTGTTTAATGTAGCAGACTTGTTAATGTATATCTTATGGCGTCCGTCTATTGTTATATCACTATTGCCTTCTATGTAAGTCTTATCTGAACCAACGGCCATTCTATATGAGTGGCCTTTTATTATATTAATCTGATTACCGTCTGCTGTCCACTCTAGTGATGTACCTACCTTATGGCGAAAGTGTATTCGCTCAGCGGCCGGCGTATCGTCAAACTCTTGTATATGTCCACTTTCCGTTTCAGTTACCTTATTATATGGATACTGAGCAGCGTATGCAAGAGTCGGTTGTGACCAAGTATCTCCGTCAGACGCCGCCATTACACTATTGTCCGCATTGGTTCTGCTGTTAAAGTCAGCAGTCGCCACATCTTTTATTTCTGTATCTGTACGAATTAAGTTGACAAGAGACGGATTATCTGTTATACTAGACGCTAGCCTATTTGTATCTGTTTCATTAATATACTTAGGATAGATACCCGAGCCATCATAGCCTGCCTTTGAGTAATACCTTGAAGAATACTCGGTAGGCCTTCCTGGGAGTACGCCAAGAACAACTGGTTGTTGCGCCTGCTCTCCATCTCTAAAGAATCCGTGTACCCAAGTTCCTTTTACCAAAAAGGTTGGCGACTGACCCAGGCCTGATATGCCTCCGGCAGTCGTAGGTAAAGCGCATTGTGCCCACGGCAAGTCTGCTGTAGGTAATGTGTAAATGTTATCACTATGGTAACCTAAACACCGTACTCGCACACGGCCAACCTTGTGTGGGTCTTGCCTGTCTTCAACTATTCCTGTAAAATGTATATACTTGCTCATAATTTCTTCCGATACTTGTACCTTTTAGATAACACTAGATTATATTATTCTTTCTATTTATTCTAAACCTACGCAAATGACACGCTAGTGGCATATCTTTGATTAGTTTTGTATATATTGCTATGCGTATGGTCATTCTTTCTAGTACGCCGACTTTATGATTGAGTTCGTCAAATGCGTATGTACCTTTGAAAAACCTTTGTAAATGACTTCTATACAGAGCATCCTCGTAGGTGTTGCGTATGGTTTCTAATGTGTTGCGTAAAGGGTTGTTTAATTGTTTCATATCTCTTTTTCTATGTGTTTTGTTCTCATTCTGTTCTCATTTGTTCTGGTCTGATTGTCAGCGTATAGAGTGGAGAGTGCTTTGAGAACCCCTAATGTATGCCCTTTAGACCTCTTGGAGGGGCGTTTCGGAGGGCGATTCTCTATGTTTCTCTCTAGTAGTTGTCAAATGAATAAACTACGATAATATCCCAAAGATACCTTCATCTAATTTCTCTTGTTCAAATACTTTGCCTTTTTCAGTCTTACCTTCTTCTACTTTAATTGTTTCATTATAGTATGGCGTCTTCACGCTATCTTTCATACATTCAACCGTCATTGAGTGGTAACTTCTACCAGGCATTACTTTATGAATAATACTACTTACTAGGTATCTGCCACTTAATGCTTGGTCTTGGTCTTTATCACCAACACTTATACTTTCATATCTAGGTATCTCTAGTCCTATCATTTCTCCTACTGATAATCCTGTGTAACCAGGTACTTCTATTCTTACCTTAAATGATTCTAATGCTACTTCTTGTGCTATTCTATTTTGCATTGCGTTTTCTGGCGATACGGATTCATATCCATCATACTGCATACTTGTTTCAGAAGAGTTAAAAAATGTTCCGTCTGCAAATGCTGTTAATGGTTTGTTATCTCTAAATGGATAATCAGGTAATATCTTCTTATCGCCTTGTCTCTGGCCATTACCATCGTGTTCAGTATGGTGAGATTTACTATAATTTTCTTCGTAATCAAAGTCGGAAGTTGAAAATGTTTTATTAAACAAGTCTGTCTTTAATACTCTACTTGCGACACCACCCATACCTAATAGTTGCATAAGATTAAATTGTTCTATGACTTCATAATGAGAAATAGTCTGCATTTCGTGGGTAACATCACGGTCACCTTTGTTTCTTGTTGTACCTGCCATTGTAGGTTTAAAGTAACCATTGTTTGGTCTTGTACTATCTATTCCAACTGCCATCATATTTTCATAACTACGACAATGAAATCCATCTGCTGTCTCGTACCATTTAAATCCTGTGTTATTAAATGTAGCAGATTCTGCTTGAGCACATAAAAATTCTATTGCCTTAAATGGTCTAAATCTTGGCACAATTAACTTACGACTACTCTTTGTTCCTTCTATTATAATGTCTTTACTTGTTCCTAATTCAGACAATGCAATAGAGGATATCATATCAGATATTGCACCAGCAAATGGTCTCTCTACCTTACAGGTTTGATTTGTAATTTGTTCTTTACTACAGAAATATAGTACATAGAATTGTGACCTAGGATTATGTGGTTGTTTACTACCTATCTTATAGATAACCATAGGATGTTTTTCAAAGTCGTAATAACGAGTTGAACCTGGTGTACCTAGTTTAAATGATAAGAGTTCATTGCCAGTTAATGGCATATGATTAGGAAGACCTGTACTATCAGATATAACTAACTGACCAGATAAGTTCTTCTCGTTTATATCTTCGTAAATATTAATTTCTGCGACAAGACTTGTGATGTCCGTCTTCTTTGCTTTACTTGAACCATCAAAAGACTTTCTACTATGCACTACTATTTCAGATAGTGTATAGTCACCGGCCTTTTTCAAGTCATCGGTTTTTAATTTGCTGTACATTATTCACCTATCAGTTTATCAAACTCATCTAAAAATGTTGATAGATATCCTTGGTCTAACAACTTAATTTCGCTTATATCGTTTTGTATTCTTTGTTCGTACTCTCTATTTGATACAGATACAGCACCTACATCTGTACTCATACATTCTATATGGACATCTGTAGGTCCACTTGTTTGTTTCTTTTCGTAATGATGTATTGCTTCTGAATTTGTATACTTGTCTTTGATAAAGGTTTCAAATTCATTATAGTTCATAGGCCAACCATAGTATGCGTCTGATATACCATTTGTCAACAATATAATCCAGTGATATTCTGATTTACCAAAGTGGTTAAATGCTACATCTTCTGGTCTCTCACCTGGTTGTACAAAGTATTTTTGATACAGCATAGCTGCGTCTAATACTTTCTCTCTTACCTTTACTCTTTTGATTATGTTAGTTGCCAGTTTTGATTTCTGGTCACCTTTCATATCATATAGTATAAGTGGAAAACTTGAAAAATACATCTATTAATATCCTTTAGCGATTGTTTCTTTAGTCATAATTTCTGTTTCTGCAAATGTACAAGTCATTGTTGTTGTAATAGGTGCAGCTCCTCTATCATCTTCTCTAAATGTATGGAATGTTCCTTCTGTTGCATAGTCTACATCCATACCTGTCATTACACAACGAGAAATCTGTGGTATATAATCGTTTGACTTACCACGATAGTAATAAGTTATTTGAAATTCAGATGGCGATAAAAATGCTGATTTAGTTTTATTACTAAATTCAGGTAACATATGAAATTTAAATAACTTGATAATCTTTTCTACATTTAACATTTCTTTTTGGTTCTTTGGTGCAAATGTAAATGGAAAACTAAACTCTCTAAATGGTACACTTCTAAACACTTGTTCGTTAAATGGATTTAATGCTCTACCCATTGACTTGTCTATTGCACCTCTTACATCACCAACACCAGGCAATGCACTTGCAATCTCGGTTACTGCACCTCCTAATACTCTTTCTATCATAGCACCACCACCGTCAATCATTGCTTCTTTGAAAGACATATCTTTACCTGCTTCCATACTAGACGCCATAAGACCGGCAAGACCAGTTGCTAAGTTTTCATAGTTTGCTTTGTATGAGAATTTTGCAGCTTCGGCAGGTGTATATAAACACACCGTATCACTAATTCTTGTATGTGTATGTGAACCACCTTGACCAATACCAGAAGACATTTCTCTTGCCTTTCTAGTTGTCGTTGTCTTTGGAGCAGGTGCTGAATCTGCTGTTGCAAAAGCATTACGATTTGCTTCTGCGTCATCATCTGCTGGTACTTCTATTATTCTCTTCATATTACTACCATAAGATGTTTTTCTGTTTTCAATAATATCAAATATAACATAATGACCTTCATCTAACATACCTGTTTCTTCTGGATAATATATCTGCCCCCAACTAATTCTGGAACGGACTCTACCTTGCATTGCGTCACCTGAACCTATCTCTAGTGGTGATTGGTTTAAAATCTGTCGTGCTTTTGCTTTTGTCGCTTCTGTATTTTCTGCACCAGTAAACTGATTGCTGAAGTTGTCTATTTGTGATGTTATATCGCCTGCAAGACCATCAACAAAACCTTTTACAGCATTTGTTCCTGAATTAATACGACCTTTGATAACAGAGCTTATTTTGTTTGTATATCCCATATATAAATATCCTTATGAATTATACTAATATTTATACAGGAAATAGTAATGGCAACAGCAAGTTATAAAGGTAGATACAAACCTCAAAACAAAGACAAATATCTAGGTAATCCTGATAAAGTCGTCTATCGTTCTAATTGGGAGAGAAGATTTATGGTTTACTGCGACCGTAATGAAGGTATCACACATTGGGGTAGTGAAGAGATTGCTATTCGTTATCGTAATCCTGTGACCAAGAAATTACATAATTACTTTCCTGATTTCTTCATAGTTACCAACAAAGGTAAGTATATAATTGAAATCAAACCTAAGGCCTTCACAAAGAAACCTAAACCTAGAGCTCGTAAGACTAGAGCATATATCAATGAGAGTTTAGCATATATTAAAAATAGAGCTAAATGGGGTGCCGCTGTTCGTTATTGCGAAATGCAAGGTTGGGAGTTTAAAATATTTACAGAAGACGATTTAGGTAAATTTTAAGTTGTTGCTGTTAGTCTTTCCCATTTAGACGCTGGGTCTGGATTTCTATTACCACTACCTACAAATTGTGATTCTGCATTGTTTGTGGTTATAATTTGTTTGTTGTCTTGTGTTATACCAACATTGTTAGATGAGTTTGCTGTATTTGTATCACCTGCTTCTTTTAGTGCTTTTGCATTACCTGTTTGGTCTGCCTTATCTGTGCCACTAAAGTATTTCTTTTTCTCTTCAGGTATTTCTGCTTTTTGTGCTTCACCTTCTATACTTTTAGGTTCTGTCATTGTTGCCTTATCACTTGACAATGCAACTTTTTCCATACCTATATACTTACCAAACTTATCTACGAAACCATTATAGATTCTTTTAAATATGTCTGATATATAATCACCGATACTACCAAATGCACTTTTAATACTATCCCATATTCTACTTCCTAGAGTACTTACATAATCAACCATATCAGATATACCTTGTGTAAAGTTATCCCACTTCTCCATTAATGAATCTTTTAGTCCACCTATATAACCTACAAACGCATTCCATTTCTCCATTAAGTATTCACCAAACTTTCTAAAGACATCTCCTAGATAGTTATATGCGTCTATGATAGCGTCTTTGATTGCGTGAAATTTAAATATTGCAATTGCAATTACAGCAATCAATGCTAATATACCAAGTGCCCATAACAACATAGGTACAACTGAAATCATAAGACTTGCACCAAATAGTTTTAATGATTTGATTGGTGTCTTCATTGCTTTACCGAAGTTCATAAATGAAGTACCCATTCTTTTTGCCATATCGCCAAGTTCTACAAATGGTCCTGTAATACTATCTTTGATACCCATAAAGGTATCAGATATACCAGCAAACATACCTCGTGGGTCTATCATATCACCACCTTGACCACCAAAGTTATCAGAAGTATCGCCACCAAGTGCTTCTCTTTTTGCGTCTAAATCTTCTCGTTCTTTTGTTAGTAGTACTGACTTCTCTTTGATAAGCGTTTCTTCTTTTTGTCTACTAGTTTCATCTAGTTTGTGTAAATTCTTTGTTTTCTTTAATAGTTCTTGTTCGTTTGATACTATTCTCTTTTCAGATTGTACAAGTTTTTCTTGTTCCATCTGCAATTGTTTTGTTGATAGTACAACTGCCTTTGCACCATCTTCGGTCATCTTTACTTGTACTGCTACACCTTGTTTTCTTAATTCACTTGCTTCTTTTTCTGCAACAACAATCATCTGTTCTCTATTACGCAATGCGTCTTGTAGAGATTTCATATCTTCTGATATGTCTGCCTTTTCCATACCTCTTGTCAAGTCTTCAACAGAATAGTTTAATTCACCCATTCTATTAACAAGTTTATTCATCACATCATTTACACTTCTAGGTGTATCTCTAAATGCGTCAATAGTTTCTGCAACAAGTTTGTTTAATTTAGGCTGAGTTGACTTAACTAGTCCATCAACTGATTGGATAGACTTCTTTGATATTACTTTGAATATGGAAAGTAGTTCGTCTTGTGTAGCGTTTGAAAGTGTAGTGGCAGCCATTTCTTATTTCCTATTTCTTATTTTTACTTGAACCAGTATATAGACCAAACCAAGCTGCACCAGCACCAACAACGATACTGATTAACCCACTTTGTTCCATAGTAGGTGCCTGTAAGTCCATATACCAAATTACACATTTGTATAATAAAACAATATAAACGGTCAAAAACAATCTTGGAAATATTCTCCAAGCGTCAACTGCTCTTGCCATATGAATTATCTTTGCATATGGATTAATACCTAGGTCTTTGATTGAAGTATCTACTTCTAAATCAACTTGTATTTTCTGTTTAGGTTCTGCAACCTTAACTTCTTTTTTTATCTCTTCAGCCATTTTTAACTCCTACGATTATTCGTAAACTTTTTTTCTAATATATGCTTGTTCGTGTCTGCCTGTAATCTCTAATATCTTCCAAGAGCCGTCTGTTTGTACTTCTACTTTTGCGTTAACTTTATCGCAAGTCATATTAAATACACCACCTGATTTGTCTTTTTTCTCTCTATAATCTTTTTCTGCTTGTCTTTTATTCTTCAAGCAGTCCATTAAATTATCACTTGCTCTGTGGTCAATTAGTTTTCTTTCACCTGTAGCTTCATCTATTTCAAAAATACATACTGCGAATACGACACCTTCTTCAGGAGTTGATGATGAAGTTTTATGTTCTTCTGTCATCACCGTAATATGTGTATGTTTCTTTTCAATAGGACAAACTTGGTGTCCGTCATCACCACAACCTGTGCAATCAGCATATGCTGGGGCGTACATCATCAAAAATAAAAATGCTATTGTTAATAGTTTGTTCATAAATCCTTTAGTCTAAAATTTTAAGTAATCTTATTCCGTATTTTGCTTGTTTATCTTCTTGTAATAATGCTTTTACTAGTCTACATTCAAATATAACTCTTTCGCCACCTACTTCTCTAGCCGCTACTCTTTTAGATTTTAAGCATTGACCTATATTTTCTTTGTAAACCCATTCTATTAACTTACCGTTTAGAGTAAGTGTTAACGCAACAACTTTATCTTGTTCGTATTTCTCACCGCCAGTATATAACTTGGCTGCATACACACTAGGTACAAGTAAGACAACAAATATTATTGCTAAAATGTTTTTCATTATTCCTTCTTACCGTTTCCATTTTGATAGATAATACTTCTATTACTATCTTTTAATTTTTCTACATCTTCTCTAAGGATTTTTACATCCTCTTGTAGTCTTGTTATATTAACACCATTGTTCAACATTTTATTCATTCTCTCATCTAGTTCATCTAATTGTCCAGCAATGTGTTCAATAAGCATATATTGTTCGGAATCAGCAGGTGGTGAACCTAATTCACCTCTTGGCCACTTAATTCTAAACTCACTATTCTTATTTAATTCTGTCTCTATTCGTAATGTACTTCCTTCAAGGTCTTTTCTTAATAACTCTTCGTTAGTTTCTATACGATTTAATCTTTCTAATACTCCAAAGTATGCCCAAACACCAACTGAAACTGCTGCTATTATAGCTAACAAGTTCCTCATAGGCATACTGATAGCAGTATTATCTGATACTCTTAATTCATCTTTGCTCATAAATCCTTTTGTTATAACTCACCTGCTATTATTTAGTACCAGGTTTGCCCATATTATCTCTTCTTGCTTTTTCTTTTTCTTCTTTAATGTGTTTAACCAGTAAAGAAACATAAACCTCTTTTTCCCAAGGAAATAGAGAATCCAATTCTGTTAGACTATACTTATGATGTTGCATTAATGCAAAGTTAGTCTCAAAGTACGCCTCTAGGTTGTTGTGGGAGAGGCAGATACGAAAAAATCAGATAGTCCTTGGAGTGTAACCACACTCTCTTTCTTTGTTTTAGGATTTATAACCTTGACTTCGTGCCTTAACTTCGGCATTGTGTCAAAGAATTTTCTGATTAGTTTAAATTGATTGGTATTTAAATTATTGAAAAAATCAATTAGTTCAGCCTTTGTACTATCTTTCGCTTTATGCACTTGTTCCCCCTCATAGATGTAGTCAATACATTCAACAATTGTTTTAAAAATTGCTTCTGTATTCATATCTTCATCTACGCCCAATGGAATAGTGTCAATGTTAGGATAGTTCATACTAATACCAAGATTTCTTTCTTCGTCTAATACTATCTTATTTGTGTGTTCGTCATCAACCTGTACCTCAACCTTTGTTAAGTCTACATCAACAGGTATAAGTGTAACCTTATCTTCTGGACAGAAAACTTTAAAAGACGCAATCTCACCTACTGACTTTGCACGAATATTTAAAAACAAATATTCTATGTCAAATAGTGGTAGTTTGGTTACTTCTAATTTTCCGAAAGTACAAGAGTTAATTAAATCTCTAACGGCGGCTTTCATTTGAGCGTCATTCTTCTCTTCCATCGCTAGCATTAATATCTTCTCTTCTTTGACCAGAAATGGTCTAAACTCTACTACCGTGTCTTCACTTGGTAGAGTTAACTTATATGTTGGGACTTCAATTTTTGGTAAAGCCATATTGTTATCATCTCCTTATTATTTACTATTATATATTTAGGGGTCCGAATTTAAACGGAGGCATAACTCTTCCACCAGTAATCTTACCGATTGGAAACGACCTCTTCAAGTTATTCAGTACACCTTCACCTGCTCTTCTCAATTCAGGTGGTAATTTACTTAAAAATCCACTATCGCCTTCTTTAACGATAGGATTATTAAATTGCGATTGACCAATCTGAAATTTGTTTTGTTGGTCTATTGCAAAGTTTAACCAGTATCTATATTTAAATTGTACCGTAAATGTCTGTACTTCATTTGAACCGGCAGCATACGATACATCACCTACTGAAACTGGATATGCTTCCCACAATCTAACACCATATGTTGCACCGTCTCGTTCTTGTGCTCCTGGGTCAGAACCTAATTGTAATATATTAATTGGTGCTACATACTCATCATAGTACGCATAGTTGTGAGTTATATTTGAAAAGGCAGTCTTTTGCCACAATTCAAAAAATATTCTTTCTCTCATATATTTGTCTGTGTAAAATGTCATTGATACATCAGCCATTTCATAATCATAAACAATGTGTCTTGGTGGACCATTGTGTTTTACTGATTTAGTCTTCATTGTTCTAGCAGGCATATTCACTTCTGATACAAACGCTTGTACTCTTCTTTGTAAGTTTGCTTCATTAGCGTATCTTCTTATTTCACTACCGTGTACCATACCATCACCACCAGGTACTGCACCACCAAAATCAAAACCACCTGCCATCTTACCACCTGTTGGTAGTTCAAAGACAACATAGTATCTAGCCTTACGAGCAAAACCTTCTGATTCATTTACATAGGATTGAAATCTACCCATTGTAGTTTCAGGATTTGCACCTGCTTTTGCTCTGAACCTTGGGTCTCGGTTGATATTATCCATAGAACGGTCTCTAGGAATACCAATTCTGATATCCATACCACCTATTCTTTTACCGCCTCGTAATATTGCCATTAGTTATCCTTACTTTTATAATTTTCTATCGCTGCCTTTATTGCGTCTTCAGCCAACACACTACAATGTATCTTAACTGGTGGTAACGCAAGTTCTTCAGCAATGTCTGTATTCTTAATCTCTACTGCACTATCTAAAGTTCTACCTTTTACCCATTCTGTTAACAATGATGATGAGGCAATTGCACTACCACAACCAAATGTTTTAAAACAAGCGTCTGTAATAGTATTATCTTTAACTTCAATCTGCAACTTCATAACATCACCACAAGCAGGTGCCCCTACTAGACCTGTACCAACATTAGGACTATCTTTGTCCATCGTGCCTACATTACGAGGGTTTTCGTAATGGTCAATTACTTTATCTGAATAAGCCATAATCTACTCCTGATTTAATGTTTATCTTTCCAATGTCTACTTCTTCTCATTCCTAAATAGTGTTCACCTGGTTCATAATTCCATTTGTGTCCGTGATGTCCTCTTATATCACAATACCACATTCTTAATTTGACGATTGCAACTCGCCATAAACTTCTTCTTGCCATTTACCTTATTACTCTTACTCATCATAAAAGTCCTCTGTTATCTTGTGCTTCTACGCCAAACGGTAGTCGCTGGTTGTTTTCTAAATTGTTGTACTGGCAAGTATACTGCAACCGCAGCTTCAGACGCATTGATACGCAAAAACTGACTTCTCACATTACTATAAAGATATTTATGAAGAGTTGGTTTAACCATAGGTATATTCTTCACACTATCATAAGATACTTGGTATTTCGTATTAGGTCTTATCATATCGCCAGACAGAAATTTATCCATTCTTGCTAGTAAGGTAAATCTCATTGCAGGTGGTAAGTAATGGAAATTCATTCCAATAAATCCTCCTGGGATTGGTTCTAATGGTAATACTAAAGGGAATGTGTCGTAATAAGGTAGTGTTTTCTTAAATTTCGGGTCATAAAAAAATAGATTTAATCGTCCTTGAGAAGGTCTACTGATTAAGTTACCTGCTCTCATTAATGCTCTTGCCTGTGTTTTGTCAGCTATACTGCCGACAGCCTTACGATACCACGCACCGGATTTTCGGGTGTTGCCTTGTTTTTGTACTAATGGGTCTAATATAGATATTGCCATAACATCTATATTTATACGATTTGTTAATCGCTTTTTGGTTTAGGTATCGGTAATATAAAATCTTCTGGTGGCATTTTAAGTGTAGATTTTTTGCCATTGTAGATGTTAGCGTCTGGATTATCTTCAAGGTAATCTTTCTTCATTTCATCCCACATAGTTTTATCTGATTTTGTTCTTTCAGGTCGTGCTCTTAAACCTTTACAATGTTTTTCTACCGTTGCAAATTGTGGTGGTAGAGGTCTGTCTGCATATCTTTGACAAACTTTAAGCATTTCTAGTTCTTGTCTTAAATTTTCATTCTCTAATAATATTTTGTTTTGTTCATCACACATCTTTTTAGATACACCGAGATACTTACGAAAGGTTAATGATAATCTATTATTTTCTTGTTCATAATCACTATCGCCATAAATGTAATCAGTATCACCTCTATCTGTTTCTATACGAACATCCACATCGCCGTATCTACAACTATTAGAATAAGAGTTTAGGTATTCATTTCTTGCTTGTGCTGGTTTCATAAACACAGCCATAAGCGTTAATAGGGCAAGAAGTAAAAAAGTGAACCGTAAGTCCATCCTCAGCACTTCCATATTAGTTACCGTTCACATCACGGTTAAGGTCTTTGATGTCCCACGCCTGGTCTCTAACTTTTTCTGCTAGTTCTCTATATAGATTTTCTGCCATCTCCCAAGTACCTTCTGCTCTGGATAGACGCTGTTTTAAATCTGTATTTGAGTCCTTAACAACTTTTAAGTCTCTTTGTAAGTTAGTTAATGCTGATGAATTTGCGTTTATAGTATCTGTAAGATTAATTACATATTTGATACCTGTAAATGACCCAACTAATATTGAGGCAACGACTGGTATCATTACTATGTTCTTTTTGAGTAAATCTGTTAATTGCATAAGTTCCTTTTAATGCAATTCAATATGTGATGTAGAATAATGTAGTGGTTTGTTTAGAAGTATTTATAAGAACAAAGGGGTCCAGAAAGGACCCCAATGCCATTAAAGTAATGTGGAAAGAGAGAGATTATTCGTCTTCAGCGAGTTTTGAAAAGTAAGATAATGTATCATCATCTTCAACGCTAGACGCCTCATTACTTTGAACCGAAGCAGCTGCTGTTGCAGGTGCTCTACTAGTAGTAGGTGGGAGGTCTATCTCACTAGCAGTCTCGGTATTCTTTGAACCAGCAACCACACGATTAAACTTCTCTTTAAGTTCATCATAAGATTTAAAATTTGCTGCTTCTAGGAATGGTTTAAGAGGATATTGTTTATTCCAGATACCTTTGATGACTTCATCATCTGTAGTAATTGGACTAACAGCCTCAAATTCAGATTTATCGTAATTCCAGAAACCATCAACTTTTCTGATTTTCAGTTTAAAGTTTGCACCTGTCCAGAAATCAAATGGGTTAATTGGTTTTTCATCTTCAAACGCTGGCTGCATTGCTTCTGTAATCTTATCAAAAATCTTTTTACCGAATTTAAATAAGAAAACTTTGCCTTCGTTTTCAGGATGCTTAGGATCACTCACAACATAGATGTTTGAGTAGTATGATAATTTTCTTTTTCTCTTACGAGCAATTTCTTTATCACTATCTACACCTGTGTTCCATAATATAGTATTCTCTTCTGACACAGGGTCTTTCTGACCTAATGTAGTTAGAGAGTTTTCAATATACCATCCGCCAGGTCCTTGAAAAGCGTGAGACCATACTCTTGCCCACGGCATTTCTTCTTTTTGAGGTGCTGGTAAAAATCTTAACACAGCATAACCATTACCAGTTTTATCTAGTTCAGGTTTCCACAATCTGTCGTCTTGGTATTTGTTTTTAGTTTTAGCATTGTCCTCAGGATTGAGGTTTGCTTCTATTTGTTTCGTCAATTTGTCAAAATTACTTTGACTATTTTTTAGATTTTCAAAATCCATAGTTTATTCTCCTTGTATGTATTTCGTATTTGTATTGTTGTATATTTGTATGTATAATAATATATGTTATTATTTATGCTTCTTTTTCCACTCATTATAACCTTTTGCCCAATTTTCTCTACATTGTTTAGGAAGTCTTCTTTCCCTATAACAAGTTCGTAAAGTTTCAGCAGTTTTTACAATAGTATCTAAAATACCATAAACAATTTTATCAAACATAAGTCTCATTATACACTTTCTTTATCCTTTTGTCAAGCACCTGTATAGGAATTTATCATACCCATAGCAAATATCACAGCCGCAACTGCATTTAACATAATTAATGCTCTATCGTGCCATAGCATACCTACTATGAACCAACCTACAACACCTAAAAAGTGAAATACGAGGTTCAAAGGGTGTATATTAGTTGCCGTTAGAACCATTCCAGTGAGAATAATAACACTAGAAATCCATTTAATGTACCACGATAAATCACCTTTTGGTGTTATCTTTTTAAATACTCTGGTACTATTTAATTCTTTAATCTTATCATCAAGTTTCTTCTTGTATACTTCTGTCATACTCAATTAAATATCTCTTTCATAATCAGTTTTGTTTCTGTTCTATTGTACCGTAAGAACGGTGCAAATTTCTTTAGTCGTTTAGCATAGATAGGCCAAACTACTTTTTCCTCAATTTCTTTATTCCATTTTCTAGTGAATCCCAATAACTCTTCAAAGACCACAAAAGTTTCATAACATATTTGTTTAGATAGTAGAAGTTTGAAAAAGATTGGATGTTGACCTCCATTAACCACAAAAAGGTCATCAAAAGACAAGCGCTTATTATCCATATTATTCCTAATACTATTACACTCATTCCTAAACTGATAAGTAAAACTATCTTTACGCTTCTTGTAATCAAAGTATATATCGTGGCCATCAGACTTAGCAAGATTGCCAATCCAGGCTTTATCTTGGTGTAGAAAGTTTGACACAAAGAAGTCAACTGCTTCTTCTGCGTTATATTTTTTAGAAAGTTTGTGAAAGAAGTATTTGTCATTTCGTTTTGTAAATGTTTCTAATTTGCAATTGACTTTACCTCCATATGTGATATAGTCATATGTTTCGGTAGTAAAGTGAAGTTTAATACCCAACCAAATTTTAAATACATCAAATCCTCCATACATTATACAGGTAGTTCGCTTGTTTTAGGTAACAGATTTAACTTCTGACACTCTAAAGCAACCTTCTCTTTTAATGCTTTGTTAATTAATGGACCGACCGTAGCTGTGTCAATCTCTCTTTCTTCGCAATAAAGAACGATAGCATCCATATAAGATGTTTTCTTCTCTTTTTTGAAGGCTTCTATTTCTAAACTAAATTGTTTACTATTCATATTCTCACTATACTATAACTAAAGGGGTTTGTCAAGCACCAATACCAGGTTTAATTTCATATTCTTCCATAAAATCTTTTGCGTCTTCTTCAGGCATTTCAGCACAACCTATGTTGATTACCTGTGAAGTATCACCTTCTTCTCTTAATTTGTACATAAGACCACCATATAAACCATTATGATTTTGATTAACAAAACTCATACATTCTGGTAGACTATCAAACTTATAAGCAGCGTGATGTCTAGGAAAAGTTTCTCCTTCTGCGTTCAGCAGAATTGCTACAATTAAAAATACCGTTTTCATTTATCTCTCCTTTGAAAACGAGAAGTTTCTGTTGCCAAGTACCTCTCAAACTCCGTTACCTATTAACTAGGCAGCAAGGGCAAAATTTGCTTCGCCATTTAAAATTGCGTTTGAGTTCGCCAACTATTAATCTCCAATGGGTCATCTGCGTCTGTCAATCCTAACACACCCCCCATAAAAACACTAGCGATACTTACGCCACAGATATAACCAATACTTTAACATAGCAGTTCTCCTTCTACTAGTGTGTTTATGGTGGAGGTGTCGGGAGTTGCACCCGAGTCCAGTCCGGTTCTTACACCACCATCAACAATTAATCCTTTTTAATCTTATCGCAAGTATTCTCGTCAGCATAAAGACCAGTCTCTTTGTCGTATAACCAAACATATGAGTATGCAATGCTATTGCCTTTCTCTATACATTTCTTACCGAAAGAAACTCTTGGTTCCTTTATACTACAAGCACTTATTAAACTTGCAATAAAAATAATACTAATCAGTTTGTACATTTACTTCCTTATAATTAAATATTCCGTACACTATGCACTTTTCTCCTTGTGCTGGTGTCTCAATAATGGCCATTAACTGACCATCTTCGTTTATCCAATGAGATATAGCATAAACTATATCACCATCTTTAGTGCCACCATTTCTTCCAAACCCAACACTATGTGGTTTCATTTTATTTGCGTCTAAAAACTCATTCATTTGAACGGCAGTAGTACACAACATAGGTGCTTGGCTGTTATAGAATATATTGTTATCGGCACTTACATAATTACTTGTCATCAAAAACATAATAACGAGTAATAATTTTTTCATTGTTTCCTTTTGTTTTAGAAACAATTAATGTAATTTATTTCGCTGTCTCTAACTTTTTGTTCTCGTAATATTTATAAAAGTTTTCAATTGATTCTTTCAATTGTGGTTTGTAATCTTCTGGTTTCTTAATCCACTCTTGCATAGAACCATCTTCTCCTGCGATTAATATGACGATTTGTTCTATCGGTGTACCGAATATCTCTTCATACATAATTGCATAGGCAGTTGTCTGTAAAAAGTAATTATCAATCCACTCTTCAATCTTTTCTTTGTTGGCAGTTTTGAAATCAATTACTGAAAGTTTGTCTCTATATTGAGCGATACAATCAACTTGACCTGCAAGTGTTAACTCTTTAGAGTACATAATCTCTTCAATCAAGTGTACATCACCAATGTTCTCTAGGTAGGGTCTCATTAACCTGAATAGACCAAGAGGTAGTACACCTCTTTCACTAGGTGTTTCACCTTTGATATAGTTCTCTACTAGATTGTGAGTTGCTTTACCACGATTTGCGGCTCTTCGCATTTCAAAGTTGGCGACATCTTCACCGATACTTTCTCGCCACTTCTTTAGACCTTCTGTTTTTCTGATACCTAAAATAGAGGTTACAGAAGGATAATTCTGTCCGTCAACTTCGTAAAAACGAACACCGTTTTGTCTACGACCTTTTGTATTAGGTAGTAGGTCTTTATTCAAGTCAACAAATTTAAATTCTTTAGCCATTATATTCTTCCTTTAGTCATTTTAATC